GAAGGACTCACCTGCACCACGGGAACAGGGTCTACTGTGGAACTACAAGGCCAGTACCGGGTCCTATAGCCTCTACAAGGCCCCTGGCAGCCCCACTGTGGCATTTGGATCTCTAAGACGACCTTTGGGTCGTCTTTCAGTCAAAGTGTCTTGCAGGACCGGCTAGGGGCCTTAGAAAGGAGCAGTGGACTGTAGTATACCTCTCTGGAAAGAATTTCCAGGAATGATCCGAAAATTCTTTACCCGGTAGCGTAGGTACTGGTAGAGTAGTCCGAAACTCTCTACATTCGTGGGGAGTTGTCGGCTTTGGGAATCTGAGAGGGACCAGCCAGGGGTTTCAACCGGGCAACCTCTCGGACCAGTTCGTTCTTGGATTCGATGATCGAGTCGATGCAGTGGGGACACCGCAGGTTCAGGAACTCTAGCCCTCCCACCACAACGCGGGTTAGCTTCCGACACTGGCACAGATTCATAATCATATTGAGATAACCTTTCCACACGAAATCTCTTCGTCATGGGTTACCAGAACAATCTGGAACCCGAGATCCCGAGCCAAAGTCTCTATGAGCGAGTTCATCTTCCGCAGGTTCTGACGGGATAGTCCTCGAAAGGGCTCATCCAGACATAGTAGCTTACGGGAGGATGGCCGATGTAGTGAGAGGCGTGCGATACGCAAGGCAACACTAACGACAGCCCGCACGCCCCCACTAATAGTTCCAGGAGACAAAGTCCTTCCGCGTCGTTCGAGAAGAAATCTAGCTTCGGTCTTTCCCCTTCGGCGTTCAAAATGAATGGAGAATCCATAGGGTTCCTCAAACTCTGTGAAGACGGCGTTGAGACAGGTGGAGACAGCCTGGGCGATCTGTTTGTGGGCCTGGGTTTGGAGGGATTGGGCGAGAGCTTGGAGGTGCTGCTGGGCCAACGTAGCAGCCTCCAGGTTTTTCTCAGCCTCTAAGAGTTCTTGCTTTTGCCGGGTCAGAGACGCCTGAGCCAGATCCCGCTGGGTGAGGGACTTGTTCAGTTTCTGACGTAGGCCAGAGGATGCCCTCGCAGAGTCTCGGTCAGTGGATCTCATCAGGCTTTCCCTCCCTGGGGGGAACTATTATGCACTTTTCCAGTCCCTGCATTGCCTTTCCTATCCTCTCCAGATTCATTCCCAGCAAAGCCTCGCTCTCTCCTTTCTCGACGTTGTTCACCTCTAGGAAGTAGTTGCCATGCTCTGCGATGATACAAAGCGCCGGGCAATTGTATCCGTGAGTAGCGAAGAACATCTCCGCTGCTTTCCCCAAAGAGCGGAGAACAGCCATCATGTCCTTGTGACTCAACTCGTTGGGATCTTTCAGGGGTTGCTCACTCATGATCGTACTCCTCTGTGTACTTCTTCAGAGCCTCTCGAAACTGCTGTTCTAGTTTATCCCGCTGGGTGACCAAAGTCTCTAACTCTTCTTTCAACTGCTGTAGGGTCTTCTGGGTTCCCTTCAGTTGCTGGACCACCCCTTCCAATCGGGAGAGTTCGTGCCTGTCTCTCTCCACTTCGGCTTTCAGGGATTCTACTTCCCTGACCGTGGGAGGTTTCACAATGGCCCTCTCTTTCCCAAAGTCCCTATGGCTCGGAGCATGTAGGATTTTACGTCCTCTGGTATGTTAGCCCTCTCGATCCAACTCAGGACCGTCCGGCAGAAGTCCAGCCTCTGGGAGTTCAGCCTCAGGAGTTCGTTCGTGAATTCTGCCAGGTCGATTTCCAGGGCCTTTTCCATCATGACCTTCTCGCCTTTGGCCTCCAGGAACCTGTCCTGTGAGGTGTTTAGTTTCTTGAAGGAAACGAAGCCATCCGAGAACAGCAGCCATACGCGGGGTTCCAAACTGATCTCGTCTGCTGATCGCTTGATAAAGCATCCAGCATTCACGATTGTACATTTTCCCTCCTTTGTCACAGAGAACGGAATGTGGTTGTCTCCATAGAACGCCACATCGTATCCTTCCAATCTGGAATACCAGTGCTTGACCCGCTTACCCTCATCTGCGAAGGGATGGCCGGTGTCAGCCGTCCAGATGTAGTCATGGATCAAAGCCACATGCAGACAGAGATCCTTTCTACTCTGGACTCTCTTCTCCACCTTGGAACCATAGGGAAACGGGTATACCACCAAAGGCCCAATTCCTGCCAGGCCGCTCAGAGGGGTAATAACTCCAGCTTCCACGAGTACCCAAAATGCCGATCTTCCTAGCTCCATTCTGTTATGGTTGGGTATGTCATGGTTGCCTGGGATAGCATACACATCCCGGAGTTCCTTGAACCATGAGATCGCATGGCTCAGAAGGTGAGGGGTGCAGTCCCACTTGTTGAAGATGTCCCCAGCGATAAAGATAGGACACTTGTGAACCAACTGAATAGCAGCCAACTGAAGCATGTACTCCTTCTGAACCTTCAACCAGCCAGTTCCAGACTCTACACAGCGGGACACCGGGGGCATCTCGGAGAGGTGCATGTCAGCCAGGAAGATGCCAACTGCTTCCCCGTCCTGCCGCACAGTGGGCACGTTTCCGCCAACCACTTTCGGAGTTTCTCTTGCTTCAGGCATAGGGACTTTGCTCTTTGACATAGTTCATTCTCCAGTTGGATTACTCGTTCCAGGTTCGCAATTTGCAGGTTCAGTTGTGCTAACCGCTCCCCTCGGAGCAGAGCCTTCTCACCTAACTTGATCCTACGTTTGAGTGTCCACATCTTGCCTTCAGCTTCCTCTACCTCCTGAATCTGAAGGGTGCGAGAGGTTATGTTCTCTTCCTGAGTGTGGACCAGTCGCTCCAAAGTCTCTATCTGTTTGAGAGCTTTGTCGGCTTTGTCCACCCACTTCAGCTTGCGAACCTCTTCCTGGAATTGGACCACATTTTCTTTCATAACCTGCACCCGAGAACCGATCTTCCGAACCTCTGATCTAGCAGAGTCCAGAGCAGCATCTATATCTTCCAGGTGGAAGATTTCATTCAGGGCACTGGCTGCCTGGCCAGAAGTCAGAGACAGCCAGAAGGGAGGGTCGTCCTGGTTCTGGAAGTTGTCAGGGCCACAGTTCAGGAGCTTCTTTATGGGTTGGGGAACATCGGGGTAGAAGGCGGCGAACCTCTTCTCATCCAGGAAGTACAGGTTCTTTCCATCTACAGATTTGTACCGGGTGATCTCGTGACCGTCCAGGGAGAGTATGCACTCAGAAGAGTCTTCTCCCCAGGTGATGTGTTCGTTGGCGATCCCATCCCACTCATCAAACGCTATCCAACGGAGAGCCCGAAGAATAGCGCTTTTGCCGCTATCGTTATCGCCAACAATCACCGTCACCTGGGGATCAAACTCAACTACCTTCTCCTGGTGGTTCTGCCAGTTTTGCATCCGCAGCTTTTCGAGCATCGGCTTCTCGCTTCAGCGTCAAGGCCAGGAGACAGTATGCTGCCAGATCCAGGAGAGAGTCTTCCACAGATTCGTTCTCCAGGTTGCCCTTTTGGCAAAAGACGTTTATCCGTGTGACCTTGTCCAGAGCCCGGAGCCAGCATCCTTTCCACGGTTCCAGGCCAGCCGCAGCACACGCTCGAAGGTTGAGGAGAGGATCATCCTTGATTCCGTAGTCCTGGCATTTTTTGATGTGGAGAGCCCTCATCTCCATGAGGAGATCCAGGAATCCTTTGTGTCCTGGGTGCCGGGGGTGAGGTAGCTTCAACTCATCGTGCAGCGGGAAGTCACTCATTGCCTACCCTCTACGAATAGAGTCCAGGTGCGGGGGAAGTGCTGGGAGATCAGATCCCCAACCGCGTTGGCGAATTGGCGAATCTCGAATTGGGCATCTGGAGCCATGCGAAGCGTGAGAAACTTCAGCCAATTCAGGAGGTTGGCAGAGGCACGCATTCGACTGTAGCGACCCACTCCAAGATGGGCACGGGCTAGTTCTTTAGGCACGCCATTCTTGAGCCAGCGTTGGTAGAACTCCTCTTGTTGCTTCCAGACGTACTGCAACTCAGCACAGTACAGTTCAGCCATTTGACGGGTCAGCACCTCCGCTCCAGACACCGTACCTGCTTGACGGTTCTTACCGTCTGAACCGATCATAAGACGGTCCACAGTGGGAACGTAGTTCACGTCTGGGAGAGGGGTGTAACGGGCGGACATTTCGTTGTAGCTCTGGGTCCGGTGCCGGTGCCATTCCCGGAACACCATGATGGGAGCCTGCACCTCCAGCACGAGTCCCGCCATCTCGAAGGGAGTGGTGTGCTTCTTCTCGTTCAGGAACCTGAGTAGTTTCTCGTCTCCAGGCTTCTTCCCCGTTCCTCTGCATCCTGGACAGGTCTTCGCGTTCTCGTGTTCGTAGATGTGAGGAGCCCCTGAGCATTCTGGACAGGCTTCCTCTTTCGGCCCCCAGCCAAGGAATCCCTTGCCCGTAGACATGCGAGCGGCTTCGATCACTCGCTCATCCGAGCCCCAATGCTCGATGTATTCGAGGTATCCGTAGTCCAGGATCTGAGTTTTCATGAGAAGTTTACCTCCAGAAGTTCAACCCGGCGAACCTGCCAGGTCTTACGCTTACCACGGGGACCAACCTTCCGCCAGCCCCACAACTCGAAACGACCACCTGCACGAAGCCACTCCAACAGCCTCGGTTCTGATAGGGACTTTGCTTCCCTGGCAGACAGGTTGGAGCCAGTGGTTGTTTGTACTCCAAGTATGTGCCCATGTCCTACAGCTACTATGTCTATCACCCCGAACAGGTCTATCCTCCGACCAGCGTAGGCATTGAATGACTCCACCACCTGGCATGTGTAGCCCTCCCGCCGAAGGAGGGCCAAGCTACGCTGGGTTGGGGAGGTTCTAGCCATCTACTCGTACCGATTCTTTCTCCCGACTGTCAGGGCTTCGTCGATCTCCCGCCACACCTTGCCTACCAGGATTTGAAGTTCCCTCTCAACACCTTCTTCCTCTATTTTCTTCACCAGAGCAGACCTGCCCCCGGTGAAGTTGAACTCTGGAGCCTGGATGACCTTAGCAGCTTTGTTCTTCTTCCAGTGATTGGAGGCCAACAGAAAGTCCACGTTGGCTCCCACGTCGTCTATCCCCACTTCAGGATCGAATGGGAACTTGATGAGCCTGTCCCGGCCAGAGATTCGGTTCTTTTTGATACGACAGGACACCAGACTCCCGGTGATATAGTCCACGTCCTTATACTTTTTCTTTATGGGTTTTAGCTTACGAAGCACAATCTCCAGAGTGGAGTAGAACTCCGGGGCCATACCACCAGAGGCCAGATCCCCTCCCCAGGGAGAGCGGATATCCATACGAACCTGGGAGATCAGGATGAGAATACTTCCCGTCTCATCCAAAGGCTTCAGCAATCTCCGTAGCTCCTGGGAGTAGACCTTGGCTTTGCCATCTCCCATTTTGGTAGCGTTGTCGGGCTCCAGGGAATCCAGAGAGTCCTCGATCCAGATGAGCTTTTTGCCTTGGGCAAGAAGGAAGTTGATACGCTTGAAGAAATCCCCCACGGTTACGGAGTACATGGGATCGTCTGGAGTGCCATCAGGAGGAACCAGACGCTCTACCAATTTTCTTCCGTAGTATTTTTCGGTGTCCATCAGGGCACCACGCTCTACATCATCGTAGATTAGTTCATATTCGTCGAACACCTTGCTTCGAGCAGCCTCTGCCAGAATGGTTCTAGCTACAAAAGTCTTCCCACTCTGGGAGCGGCCCTGGAGCCGGTATATTTTTCCTTTAGCCAGTCCTACGTTGGTCTTGCCACAGATCCCCAGGTTTCCCAGAGTCAAACCAATAGAGAGGACAGGATCAAATCCCATAGGGACTTTGCCGTTGGAGTGCTGGAACATTTCTCTCCTTGCTTGTTCTACTGAGTTTTTCATAAGGGCCTCGGTTGGAGTCGAACCAACACCGCCCGAGCCTGATTAAGGCAGGGGCTGCTACCAATTACACCACGAGGCCGAAACGGGGAGGAGAGTCTGACCGGGAGTACAAGTCCCGCCCCTCCTCCCCTGACCTGCCAGGGCTGTCAGGGAGCCCTAGCGAGGTTTCTTCTTGCCAGTCTTGGGTTTGACCGGCTCTGGATCGGGTTCCGGCTCCTCGTCGTCCGGGTCCACTTCTTCGTCATCGTCGTCTTCGTCGTCGTCAGGCTCTGCTTCCTCCACGTCCTCGACAGCAGGCCGGACAGATCGGGTGGGCTTGCGAGTAGGCTTCTCCGGGACCTTTTGTTCCTCGTCATCTTCCTCTTCTTCGTCCTCTTCTTCTGCGAGTTCATCCTCCTCTGTACGCTCCTTGACCCGGCTGGAGGGGGTTTCCATGCGTTCCTGATCCTCTCCGTTGCTGTCGTCTCCTCCGGTCTGGCCCAGCAGACGAGCCAGTTCGGCATAGGGAGTGTAGACCAAGAAGTCATCCACGCAGGTGTTGTACGCCGCCTCCACGAGCCACTTGTCCAGTGGTTCTGTACGGGGTTCGATGACGATAGCGTTCTTGCAGGTGACAAACTTGAAGTCACCTCCCGTGGATTCAGCAGCACTGAATTCCACCGTGCAGCCATCTTCCAGGTTGGCGTACTTCCGCCAGGCTTCCCGACGCTGGAACATGGCCCGGAAGGAATCACCGAAGTTCCCCACCGCTTCGTCCCAGATGAAGAGGTTCTTGGGGTCTTGATGCTTCAGAACGTGAATCAGCATGAGTTCTCGGTTGCGAGCCGAGAATGGCATCACCTGATCCCGCCAGAAGGTCTTGTCCCCACGAGGGCACTTGAGACGCTGCTCTTGAAACATCTCACAGACAGGACAGGGCTTGTTGATGTGGGCCAGGCAGTAGTGGGCCTCGGAGTTCGGACCCAGAGCAGCGTGGACCATGATGAATCGAGTGGCGACAGGCTCCCCTTTCTCGGGGTGACCCTTTCCAGCGATCCACGGGAGGAAGATCACCGTGTAGTCCTGGCCTGCCACGGGTTTGAAGCGTTGGATCTTGCTGGGAAGTTTCAGATACTTCGCCTTGTTGGCGGTCGGGGCCGTCTCCACCTGCTTCTTCGTGTTGACGACCATCGGCTTGCGTTTCTCTGCCATTCTGCACCTCTGCTGCTACGGGCGATACCATAGGGACTTTGCTTCGGACGGTTACTTGCTGGTTTTGGGCTTTCGCATGCCCATGTCAGGTTTGCTGGCCTTAGTGGCTTGCTGGCGTTCCTCTTCCTTCAGACCGGATGTATCAGGCTTTGACCAATACATTTGACCATGAAGTTTCGTCATGTTGCCAATCTGTTCTCCTTTCTCCTTCAGGGCTATTACGAAAGCGAGAAGAACGTCCTCCTCGTGTTCGGCTTCAGAGTGGTCTGCCAGAGCCTGGGCATACTGTTCTTGCACAAGAACTGTCTGTTCCAAAGCAGCCTCTGTAATCTTCTCTAAGCCGAAGTCTTTCGGATTCTCTCGTATCTCCTTCGCCATGTTCGCTGCCAGGAGCTTGAGATAGTTCTTGGCGTTTCTGGCGTCTCGCTTGGCCTGAGCTAGTTTGTCTCCCCAAAGGAAAAGGAGTTTGGGAAGAGACTGGCACTCCTCCTCCAACCGATCCAGATGAATCTCCAGCACGTTCTCAGGGCATTTCATGATTTCATCTGCCTTTCAGGTTCTTTTTGACCTTGGCACGTTCTGCGGGGCTTTCTTGTAGCTGTTTGATACGCCATCGTACCTCTTTCTCTCCTTGCGGTCCTTTCGGAGCGTGGATGAGTGGAACCATTCCTCCACAGTGAGGACATACCGTTGTGGCTAGGGCGTTCATGTCTGTACTTCCACAGTCAAGACAAATGCCTTCGCAGTACAAATCACTGAATTCCTGCCCTGCCATGACTGCTACCTCCGAAACAAGTGAGCGATCTGGTCTGCGATTAGCCCTAGCATGCCGCTGATGCACAGCAGCAAAAGCACTATGAGCAGCAGTCTGACAAGGACTACGAACACTCCCCGGTGCCATTGCATGGATTCTCCTTTCTACCTCGCCATCTGGGTTGCACGCCACACCGCTGCCACCAGGAGAGCCTTGCCATTCTGGTAGAAAGGCTCTCGGAAAGCCTCTATTACATGATACGCCAGGGTGGATTTGTCCCCTCCTCCCAGGAGAACCGTAGTCATGTAGGCCAGAACTTGCCGGCGAACCCCCTCTGCTTCCTGATCCGTGAGTGGCTTCAGGGCCTTTGCCAGATCAGCCCAGGAAGCCCGCCGGATCAGAGCTCTGCCCAGGAACTCCACCAGAGCTTCTTTATCAGGCACTCCCTGCTGCACAGCCTCCAGTTGAGCCTTCTCCCCTTTGACCGCCAGAGCAGCCTCCAGAAGCTGTAGAGCCACTCTGGCAGAGCCCTGGGAGTTAGTGACTATGGCTCTAACCACAGCAGGTTCTGGAAAGTTTGTGTTTAGTGTGGCAGTGGCTCTGGACAACACCGTTGCTAGATGTTCTCCAGCTAGGGGTGCTAGGTTCAAGATGAAACACCTTCCCAGAAAGGTGTCCAGGAGCCCTCCGGTGTCGTTGGTACAGAGCAGGAAATACACCGTCTCTGGAGGGTGCTCCAGCACGTCCAGGAAGGCTTTCTGGGTGAGTTTGGGAATCTGGATCACCTCTTCCAGAATCCACACCCGACACTTTGCGTTCATGGGCTGGTAACGCATGGTGGTCTGGATCTCTCTGACCATGTCCATGCCGCGATCATCAGCACAGTTTATGGGGGTGAGGTTGTCCCCGCAGCCAAGTTCATTGGCTACGATGTGTGCCAGCGTGGATTTTCCCGATCCCGTAGGCCCTGCGAACATAACCGTGTGGGGAAGGGATTCTTCCCTGAGCTTCTGGGTCAGGATGCGTACGGCGTTGTCCTGACCCACCACTTCCCTTAGAGACTTTGGGCGACAGGTTTCATACAGGGAGGTACTCATAGTTCTTTCTCCACTTTGCTTCGCAGATCGGCCAGGTGGAGTTCGATAGTTTCACCGTTTCCTGGAGGGTCTATCCACGGAGAGTTACAACACCCGCAGGAACCAACGATGATGTCGAACTTCCTACAGAGCAATTCATACTCTTCCAAGAACCGCAGTTGACGGTCACGAAGGGTCATAACTTCACCTCCAGAGGGATTTCCTGATACCAGTTGACAGGGCAGATGCCGAACTCCAAGGACAACGGAACGATGATCCAGGGCCAGTGCTTCTGAATCTCTACTACGCTCCAGCGGTACATCATCTCGCACACATCATCTATCTCTTTCTTATGGGCGTCTACCCCGAGAGAATCGTGGATTGTGAAGATGATCTTGGACTTCATCCTACGCTGGGTCATTTCCTTTTGGATCTGGATGTGCGACCAGAGCAGGCAGTGAGCAGCCGACCCTTGCACGGGGAAGTTGAGTATCTGATTCCGGGAGAACACTCCTTCGTGTCGGAAGCCAGTGAGGGTGGAGATGGCTCCGTGAGCCAGGTACAAATTGTACCAGTCCTTTTTCCATTGGGTGTACTCAACGTACACCTCGTCCCACATTTTCCTCTCTACTTTCTGAACGTGATACTCAAAAGTTCCTTTCTTGGGTTCCTGTTCTGGGTCACAAAGGCCCAAAGTCCCTATGCCTTTTGACTTGAGATGCTCGTGGAGAGGCACGCCAGCAGCGGTGGTAAGCTCCTCCATTGTGATAGCATCCCAGAGCAGAGGGGCACAGTGACCGTAGTAGTCCCCGTAGAACTGAGCGAAGGTAAACTTGTTCTTGGCCTCCTGGCGAATCTTCTTCCCCATTCCTTGTTTGGGGTTTCCCATCTCCTCTGGAGTCAGAAGAAACAACTCCAGGGCTCGATCCTTGTGCATGTCTCCGTGCAGGATATCATGCAGGAGCCTTTGATCCTTGCAGTAGCAGTAGGCCACTCGCACTTCCTGCACGGAGTAGTCACCGTTTAGGATCTCGTGACCTTCCCTGGGAATCACACAGGACCGCACGATCTCGGAGATTACCTTGTTCCGGCCTGGAACATTTTGGAAGTTAGGGTTGCGGCAACTCAAGCGATTGGAGACGGTGGTGTCCAGCAGGAAGCTGGGATGGCAGAACCCGCTTACAGTTTCGCGTTTGATGCCGTAGAGGTTGGTGGTCAGGGCCTTCTTCAGCTTCAACCTCTGAAAGTGCAACTTCAGGAAGGGTAGCTTCAGATGCTCAAACGCCACCTCCTCGTTGGAGTCTTGTAGAAACGGATTTCTCTTATGACCCATCCCTCGAAAGATCACCTGTCCAAGTTGGTAAGGAGCCTGGAGTTTCATCTTCAGACCGAACATCTTCTGCCAGCACTTGTATTCTGGTGCCTGCCGGAGTTCAGACTCCAAAGTCTCTATGGTCTGGCGAACCTCCTTGATCTTCTGGTCCAGGTACGGCACGTCTATCCTGATGCCGTTGGCTGACATCTTACTAGATGCAACCGCTCCCTCCATGAGCAGTTGGAGGGCTTCTTTCGTAGCTGGAACTGGAGATTTCATGGCTTCACCCTGGCGATCACGGGGTTGGGACCCTGAGATTGGTATTTCTTGTTGGAGTCGTAGACGGTGTCAGGCATATGATCTGCCACGAAGAATTCCACCTGAGCGATCCCTTCACCGGCGTACACCTCCACAGGACAGGGAGAGAGGTTGCCAATCTCCAGGGTGAGATGACCCTCCCAGCCAGGCTCCAGAGGAGTTGTGTTGATGATGACAGCACATCTCGCCAGACTACTCTTTCCCACACAATGACCCTTTAGCGTAGGTGGCATGCGGATGTACTCCAGGGTATAGCCCAGAGCATATCCGTTGGGAGGAATCACGATAGGCTGGCCCTGTACTGCGTGAACTTCGTCGAAGATCCTTCGCAGGTACTCAGGATCGGTCTTCATCCTCTTGGGTGAGAGGGTTTCGTTGAAGGTGTTCTTGAGGATGAACACCAGAAATCCCAGGCGAAAATCATAGCCCATGTGGGTCAAACCGCTACTGATAACCCCACCATCCTGAATGCCCTTGTTGAAGGGCTCCAGGAGAGGATTGTCCTTGCGGCTGCACAGGGCTTCGATCTGAAAATCACAGAGAATGCTCATTCGTAGTCCTCCAGGTCAGAAGTCCAGATGGCCTTCAGATACCCACTCCAATGATGCTCGGCTTCCAGAGAGACAGCGGCTACCTTAGCTTCCTGCTCCGAGTAGTAGCGACGAGCGCTGGTAAGGTAATCAGTAAGAATGACGACCTCCTTCCTTATGTATTGGAAGTAGCGATTCCCTACAGGTACTTCTAATACCCAGAACTGAATGCTATCTGGTGCTTCTTCTTCCTCCTCCTCGGAGACAGACTCTACCTTCGTGGACAGGATCAGTTCCTCCATGTGACTCAGTTGCCGAAGCACTTGAATCAGCTTCTCATCTATCTGGATGAGGTGGTTTTCGATCTTGTGCAGCCTCTCCGCGTGACTCTCAGCCATTGTTGTTCTCCTAGAAATCCCCTGCCTTCACAACTCGTAAGTAGCAGAACGGATGTGTCATTTCAGGGCGGAACGTTTCGTCGATTTCCCAGCTTCTCTCTCGGACGATGTAAGGGTCACCCTGAATACTGATTAACTCCCCTACCAAAGGGATTTGGTGTAGATCAAACACCCCAATGAGTGTATCCTTGTCTCTGTTAGAAGCACTGACAACACGATAGATCGCCGTTACAGTCGCCCGACTCATTGTTTGTTCTCCCACTCTTGCATCTGGTGTTCAAACACCTTCACCTCTAACAGGGCATCTATCGCACAATAACGGAGTAGAATCTCAGGTTCAACTTCTTTTAGTCTGTTGGGAGCGTTGCAGTCGTCCCTATGTTTCTTATCGGGTTTCTTGTACTTCTCCAGATGGCTGTCATAGTCTGGCATTCCGAATCTTACGAAGGACTGGAATTTCAGACTGGAAACATGACTTCTGCAATCCAGCCAATGGGCTCCCAGGCAGGTATCGTAGTGCCAGTTTCGGACAGAGGTTCCCAGCTTGGCCCGGCACCACCTGTCCTCAAACTGCAAGTTAGCCGCGATCTTGGGGATCTTAGGATTGCGAACTAGATTCCGTACAGCTTCTCTGGCCTCTCCGATCCAGGGAAAGGCAATAGAGACTTTGCCATCACTCACCGCACAGCACAGGATCTCTGCGTGAGGACCGTCTGGCTTTAGAGTGGTAGTTTCAAAGTCAAAGGCCAATGGACCTCCCTCTTCCATCATAGCCCCGACTTCTTTAGCTGCCTGTCTGGGAGAGAAATGAAGCTGAACTGATCCTGCAAAGTTTGGAGGATTTTGGTCCCAGGGCCTGCCTTTCAGAGCAAAAGCAGCCGCCAGGTGCTTCGTCAGATGGAGTTCTACGGTGTTGGCTCCTTCGTTGTTTGCACGAAGTAAGTGGGAGGTATGGTAGGTTGGGCACATCCAGAAGTTACCCTTCTGGACTGGAATCTGCCATCCCACCCAGCGGGTGATGGTGTCTGCTTCGTGGTCTTTCCACACCAGCGGGAGTATGCTGGCCATAGAGACTTTGCCCAGAGGGATCACCACTTCGGGATCAAGCTCTCGAAAAGTGTTGGCCAGGTTTGGCCGGCAGTAAGAGATTTCCTTGGTAGTGGGCTCTCTGTTACCATCCTCATCCCAGGGCCGGCAGATCACGGCGTTGGTGAGCCAGCAGTCCTTCCTCATGCGAATCCCGATGTTGCTCAGAATCCGCATGAGTTCGCCACCAGAGTTCCCACACAATTGAACGCCTCTCTGGTCCTCTGTCTGTCCGGGGGCTTCCGCTACAATCAAGACCTTTCGCTTCCCCTCACCCGTAGGCTTCATGAAGGGAGATTCACAACTCTCGTGGAGCCGGCACTTGTCGCACAAAGGCACCAGCTTCAAAGGCTGAGGGGCGTTCCAGGAGGAGGGATTCACAAAGCTCACGTTGCTTTCTCCCTCAGAAGCTCTACCTCTATCTGGTGAATTCCGATCAGAGCCATCAGACAAAGAGCGTGATAGGCAGCGGCTTCTACCTGTATGGTTCCCTCTGTTTGGTGATTGTCTTTCTGCACCTCATTCATGGCAGCGGAGACTAACAAGGGCCACTCCCCTATCTCCTCCGCCAGCTTTTTCACATACTTGTTCATGCTGTTCTCTCCAAGGATACTACAAACACACACTTGCCGTTGTCCACTCGGAGAGTGGACTCTGTTACCTCACACACACTCTCCCTGGATACTACATCCAGGAGCAGTTTGGGAGGCACGGAGAAACACAGATCAGGTCCTTCGTACTCATATCCCACCAGAGGACAGGGTTCGTAGTGGTTTCCCTGCGGGGAGATGGCCTCTACTACTACTTTCTTGGGAAGCAGGGTTACCCGAACCCTGTCCTGGGTGAAAATCATGGCCCTGGCTACCGTGGAGCATAGGGACTTTGGAAGCAGAATCTTTCTCCCCCGCAGCTTTAGGAATGCCTCCATGTTGGGGTAAGACTCTCGAATGTGCTTGCGAAGGCTCATCCTGAGTTTCATGGGATTCCAGAAGTGAAGCCAGGCAGGCGTCTCACACACCTGCGTCATTCCTAACTGGCACATGGCTTTCAGAGTCTCCCCACGAACCAGGAGGGGCTCCAGAACTCCCGTGGGAAGCGTGTACCTGGCCAGCTTTTCGTTGTCACTGGCCTCCATGTGCTTAGGAGTAATATGGACACACTCCTTTTTCCAGTCCATGCCCTCGTCCTGGCGTCTCTTCCGGGCACAGCGATAGACTAAATCCACTGCTTCTGAGAAATCCTCGTGTAGCTTCTGCCACCCTTCCGGTTTGTCCACACTGTCCACGGGTAGGGTAATTTCTTCTTGCAGAGGGATAGTAGACCGGGGCCTCTTACCCCGGACGCATAGGGACTTTGCTGCGAAATCAACCTCTATCTCATCTTCCTCCAGGAGTTTCAGCAGGTCCATGACCCTCTTACCCTCCACGGCTCCCTCTACCTCTTTAGGGAGCCCGGAGGGCAAGGAGCAGGCTACTTCCTGATTGAAGGTATAGACCCGACCACGCCGGAAGAGAAGACAGTCAGCTTGCCGAAATGTCCCTCCTTTGGAAAGCCCTGGTTCAACCAGGAGAAGCCGGTGAAGTAGGGACTTTCGGTCCATCTTCATGAATCAAATCCTTTCTTTGCCGCTTCCTGCACGGTCAGAACGGTCTTGGGAATGGCTTCCTGACGTTTGATGGTGTAAGTAGTGGCAGCAGGTAGATCCACCACCTTCGTTTCTGGCGAAATCAGAACGTGAGGAACGTCCCGGCTATGTCTGGTGGTCCACGACGAGTCCAGAATGATCTCTTTCTTGTCGGTGTCGATGATGAGCATGGTTACTCCAAATCCTCCGCAGAAGGGAACGCCTCGTTGTAGTCGATGGCGTGTTGGAGGGGAGTGTGTTTTACAGCCTCCTCTACCACTGCCAGGATCTCCCTCTCGGGAAGGATGATGATGTTGTCACCCAACTCGGGCACGGTGTCTCCTGCGTGTCGGGTGAAGGCCACTTTGTCTCCTACCCGCAGATCCAGGGGGATTCTCTCCCCGTTCTCCCCCTTGCGACCGGGGCCTACGGCCAAGATTTTGCCCATCTGGGTGTTGCGGCGGGACCTCTCTGGGAGATGAATCCCTCCCCTGGACACGGTAGGAGCTTCCTCCACCAGGACCACCACGCGATCACCTTGCGGTTTCAGTTTCATCAGCTTTCTCCATAGGGACTTTGGACGAAATCGACACGGGTAGAGTTGCACTACCCCAGCCGGCCTTACGGTTGCGGCATTCTTTCAAGAAGAACGGGACTTCCTCGAAGTCTCCACTATGTCGAAAACACCAGCCCACCCCGCCAGGAGTAGGGCTGGCATCCAACCAGCAACAGTTGGTTTGCCTGCTTTCCACCCACGGCAGGCTCGTGGTGCTAAGTTGTACGGTGCTGGTTGCAGGGCAGCAGGGACGACCATACTTCCGTGGACTCACTTGGCCGCAGCACCGGCCTTGGCTTTACCCTTCCCGGAGTATTTCCCGTCGATGATCTCGACGTTCAAGTCCTCACGGTAAGCCTCCAGGAGCCGGTTCTTCACCTTCTCCAGAGTGGCGTCATCCAACTCCGGGGTTCCATCCTCGATCAGGTTGGGAAGGCTTTCCAGCTTCTCCTTCAGTTTGGCATCGTCGTAGGTTCGAGCATCCGTCTTGCCCAATCCCACCAGAAGAAGTTGGGCCGTCAGCCTGGGAATCCTGATGATCTTGCCACCACCGGGTTTGGTGGCTTTGCCTTCCGGTTCCGCTTTCTCAGCGGGCTTCTCTTCCTCTGGCTTGCCAGGCTCCCACTCGGAGTATTCGACGTGGAAGGTCAGAGCGATCAGCTTGCGAACGTCGGGAGAAGTCCAGAGAGTCCATTCCTCGTCGCTCATCTCTTCTGGCTTCTTTTTCAGGTTGTAGGTCTTGACCGTGGCCTTGGCAGACGGCCAGCGGTCACGGGTGCCGTTGCTGTCCTCCCGCTTGGCTTCCGCCTCCTTCGAGAAAGATCGGTACTTGCGGAGGGCCTTGTCCACCGTCCACTCCCCGGAGTGAATCTTGGGCCAGAACTCCTTCATCCTCTTGTCCAGAAGTCGCTTCGTGTAGTCGGAGATGTACTGCTCCGAGAATCCGACGATCCTGGAATACTGAGCGATGGTGTACCCTCCGTCCTTCATGTCCTGGGAGAAGGACATGGCCCGATCCAGCGGACTCTCCCCCCGGCGAATCTTGTTCTCGCTCCTGGCCATGAGTCGCAGAGCCAGGGGAGAAGGAGTGCCATCGAACTTGAAGACTCGTGTCTCGATCTCACCCCAACGATCCTCGTCGGGGTACAGGGCCTTGTTGATGGCGTAGGAAACCAGCCTACGGGCACCAGCAATGCAGTCGAATCCATCCCCTGTGTCCCAGGCCAGAATGGGCTGGAGCAGCCCAGCGGGGTTGTCGTGCAGGTCCTTGGCCAGAGCCCAGAGGGAGTTCCCACCGGAAGCGGGCAGCTTCTTCTGCCGGTCCTCCGACTCCTCCCCCTCGTGTTCCTCCAGGAGGGTCAGAGCCGCTGACCGCTGCTCCTCCTTGTCAGAGTGCAGCATCTCCCAAATGCTTTTCTTGTTGACCCCCTTTCGCTCGAAGAGGCCATAGCCCTCCCCTCCCAGCTTGGAGAAGATCCCCATGCCACGGGACTGAGCACTGTTGTCCACGAACTCGTCCACCGGCACCATCAGCGTGTCCACGCTGATGATCTTGAGTCCGGGGATCTCGGTTTCGGTCTTGGATTTCTTGCCGTTCTTCGCCATCTTGCACCTCTCGCTGTTGTAGGCGACTATCCCTGCTGTTGGTCAGAAGCCAAGTCCATAGGGCTCCCAGCATCGCTGGGACTATAGGGACTTTGCTCGCCTTTCACTGTGAAAGGGAGCGATTCATGAACTTCTCTTCTGCTGTTTTCTCCATCCACCAGACGGTTTTGCCCGTCTTGAGAGCGTACTCGATCTCCCTGGTGGTGCTTTCTCCGATGTATCCATCCCTGGACACTACGAAGATTGCATCGCTCAGGTCAATCTTACGCAGGTGAAGCTCGTCCAGCTTTTTTTTCTCTTCCTCCGTGGGAGTGTAAATCCTGCCATCAACGTGAGAGAACCACCCCACAGAGATTACGATGCGTCCCGCCATCGTGAGTTCAAAGTTCATCTGAATGAACTCTTCCTTGAACTTCGTGGACCCACAGAGGGTCACGATCTGCGGGAAGTCCTCTGGGAGAAGATCCCGAAGGTGCTGGCTGGCTCCGAGAGCCAGTTCTCTTGTGATAGGCCCTCTGAGCCCGAACCACGTCCGAGTTGCTTGCTTGTCTGCCATGTTGCCATATCTCCAGAGCCTCGAAATCAACTGCCACAGCGGAACCTCCTTGTCGAACATCCATTGCTCTCCTGTCGGGCGAAACTACTCCTCTTCTTCCTCTTCCTTCTCCAGGAGATCCTTGAAAGAAGAAGGATAGATCCTCCTCCCTCTGACAGCTTCCCGGATCTTTTCGTACTCTGCCTGGAGTTCTTCCTGGTATTTCAAGCGTTTCTTCTCCAGAGCCAGAGCTTGAGCATACAACTCAGAATCGTACCTCGTCCAGCACCCAGAATGCCGGGTCCGGCGTTTCCCCTCCTTGTCGAAAACGTAGGACTGCTGCATGTCAGAGACTTCCATCACCACGGGAGCCATGTCCTGATAGGAAGGAAAGTTCTCTGCGACACACATCAACTTCACGAAGGGTCTGTGAGCGTTGGTGTGTTTCTCCAGCGACTTTACGCTGGCCCTGACCAGCCATTTCCCTCCCCAGCAGCAGGCAAACCTGCCATCGGGCATCAGGTAGATAGGGACTTTGCCGTCCCGGAACAGAGTGGCTTCCTGCTTCAGAATTCTCAGTTTCTGCGGTGTGGTCACGATCCCTCCGATTCGCTTTGGGTTTCTTGCACTCCAGAGGCCCTCCCGATCCTTTCGCTGATAATCCTCTGGAGTTCCTCGTCCAGAATCACAGAGTCTGGGAGGTTCTCCAGGATGCCCTTCACCACCTCCAGGGCCGCTGCGGTATGCAGGGTGAGGACTGGATTGGCGTCGGCGTGGACTGCACGAATACAAATCCTCCCGTGAATGGAGTGATCGGGATTGTAGTATGTAGCCACACTGACCAAACGCCTTCTCTTCGCTTGACTGTTGGCTGCGTTTTTGAAATCCCCAACGGAGTTACCTCCTCCCTCCTGGGATTCTTTGAACTCACGAAAAGCCATTCTCATCCCCTTTCATCCCAGCTTTGCTGGGAACCCTTTCGGCGGCAAGGTTGTAACTGCAAGCGGGTCAGCAGCCGCCAGATAGCTCCCCGCATACAAACAGAACGACTCACTGTAGGCATCCTCTCGTCTTACGACGAAGTTATATCGCAGGATGCCTCTCTGCTTCTCCTCATCTGTCATGTTCACGCCAAGGAAAGCGGTGCAGTGTGCAAGAATCATCTTGGAATCTGCAAAGTTCTTTCGGGTTAGCACCCAGGAAGTGAACCCTTCCTTGTTGGTCTGGTTG